ATAGGAGCCAAACGAGCTTCCACTTCTGGGTCCATGTTGATATCTTCGCCAGAAGCATCTGTCTGAGGCGGCAGGTTCATGCCTAATTGCTTTTCAATTTCAACCCTGTATCCAAACCCTAAGTGTTCATTAATATGCGCTTGCATAGCTGCCTGCAAAGCTTGTGCTTGTGGTGATTGACCTAAGACTTGAACAACTTTTGGGTCTTGCATTGAAGTTGTGTGGACAATAATATGTGCTTCATGGTTTTGATAAGCAAAAGCTTTAACGGGCTTGCCCATTAAAATGTTTTGATTCTCTGTCACGGGGTCTTGAGGCTTTTGATCCTCAGACATAGGCACAAGTTTATGCGCTTCTTTAATACCTAAGACTTCAAGCATTTGACGATGCAGAAGCGGCATGTTGTAGAACTGAGGACTTGTTTGCGCTAGTTGTAAAGCAGCTTGGTATTGAACAATCTTCTGAGCCATTGTTGAAGCATTTGGATCAGAGACTGGAATAACATCAATATTTTTATAATCAGATTTTTTAGCTTTACGACTACCTTCTTCAGGTTCGTAGTCATAATCACTAGGAGCATTTTCAGCAATAATGTTTTTAAGAAGTTTTAACTCTTGCTTTAAAGAGAAATGAATCCTAGCTTGGACTGCACTCATTACTTTAAGGGTGCGTTCAAGGATTGCCAATGTCGTGCCTACAGGGGCTTGGCTAGACATGTCTGATGTTTGAAGATCAGCGGTGTTAGCAAAGCGACGACCGTCTTCTACAATCTGACCAAGGAGCGCCATTAACACTTGGCTTGGTTCTTTGTATGGCAGAGGCATGATGTTGTCTTTCATTGTGCCTGAAGCAACATCTACGTCTCTAAATTCACCCGGAGCAATTGGGGTGTCATCCCCTTTAATTCTTAATCCCCTTGTTTTAAAACCGCCGGGAAGATTAGACAAAGTACCAGCGTCAACAAGCTGACGAATAATAGAAGTGCCGGACTTGGCAAAAGCGCCGATAAGATGAATAAGACCAAAACAATAAAAACCAAAACCCGGTATATAGCCGTAATGTACAAAGTGCTGACGCTTAATAAAGTTCTTATCTTCTGGTTTCCAGTTGCGTCGAATGGATAAAACTTTACTTGTACCTTTTTCAATGGTGACAACATAAGGCAAAGCAATGCCAGTAGCTTCGCCGTCTTCTTTATGTTCAAATCCGGGCAAATCTAAATCAACATGCATTTCCAAAAGCTTGTAGCGGCTATCTGCCGTTGCTCTAAAGCCTAGCTTTTCAGCAATCTTCTTTTCAACTTCGTCTAAGCTATTCTCAGGATCGCCTAAATCAATGTCTAGGTAAAAACCAGACACTTGCAGTTTTCGGAGTTCGTTTTCATTTTTACGCATAACATGGGTTACACGTTCGGCAGAGGCTAAGTCTGTGGCTCCGTAAGGAACGACTACATCTTCTGCGGGTACAAACAAAGCTACCTGCCTGTTTAAACTAGGGTCTTCGTAGACCTTTCTAAATGCGTTCCCAGACAGACCTAAGCCCCAGATAAGGCGTTCTGTTTCAGGGCGATACTCAGGCATTTGTTCTGTTAATTGATAGTTCATGTCCTCTTGGACACGCAACGCAGCTTCTTTCTTTTCCTGCGTTTCTTTGCCAATAATCTTAGTCTTGACCGGACCGGCGGCGGGAAACAAAGACATCACTGTTTCAGCTTGAAACTTAACTAAAGCTTCTGCCATTAAAGGATGATAGATACCACAAGCACCTTCCCACGGCTCTGAGCGTTCTTCAATCTTTAGACCAAGAAGTTCTAGTCCATCTACATAAGTTTGAATCCAATCTTTTCTTGATGAAATGTCATCTTCAAAATCGGAGATTAAATCACCGGCTAATGAGGACAGTTCAGAGTCGTTTAAATCTTCTGCTAGGTTTTTAGAAAAATCATCATCTTCTGGGATTATCTCAATTTCTAGACCGCCCATATTAATACTGACCGATTCGGGGTCTTCAATTTCTATTTCAATTGCAGGCTCTTCCATTAAGGTTTCTAAACCAACAGGAGCTTCGTACAAGGATTTTTCGATAGCCATAGAGCCTCTCAATAATATGCTGTTCTGCGTTTAATCACAGGTTCATCGTCTGCGTCACTTGTTAATCTAACAAAGCCGCCTTTACGAAATCTAAGTAATGCTTGTGACGTTGAGTCCACAATGTCATCATGTTCGCCGTTAGGAAATGCTGCACAGTCTTCCATCACTTCTTCTGCCCATCTTGTTGCAGGGCACCATACAAAACCAGACGCAAACATATCTGAGATAGCGTTTACACGGGCTATCTTATCAGACCCTTTGCTGGGTGTATATTCTTGCAAAGGAATACCTAGCTGTCGAAGCTCATAAATTAACGGCGCACCAGCAGCTTTCTTTTCAACAATTAAGCTATCTGGCTCCCATTCCATATACATTTCCTTAGCCTTTTGTTTAAGCTCAGGAAACTCCATTCTGTCTTTGAATGCATCTAAAAGAATAATGTTGGGTATGTCAAAACCTTCTGCATTGGTTTTATAAAACACACCCCAAGTCGTACAAGCTGAGTAATCTGCGCGATTGTTTTTTTCAAAGGCGGTATCCCAAGATTGAATAATGTAGTCACAAAATGGTGGTTCTTCACCTTCCCAAATCTTCCACATCTCTCTTTTAATGATTGCGCCTTCTTCAGAGGTGGGATTCTGTTGATACTGTGCTTCCCATTTACTAACAGGGATTTCAGCCTTAATAGCTTCTAATTCTTTCTTAGACCAGAACTCTTCCCATAAAGGATTTCCTGACGGCAAAAGAGCAGGGAACTCTATGACTTCCCATTCATCACCATCTCGCTTCATTGAGTTGGCTAGGATTTGACCTGTTAAGTCTTTCTTAGACCATCGGGTCATCACAATAATAATAGACCCGCCCGGCTGGAGACGCTGACGAGGTCCAGAGCCGTACCATTCAAAGACACGGTCATAGACTTCAGGATTGCCTTGCATGGCTTCTTGCTCGCTGTGCGGGTCGTCAATGATCAATACATCAGCGCCCTTACCGGTCACCGCGCCGCCAACACCAATAGCAAAGTAATCACCGCCTGCGTGGGTGTTCCATCGTCCTGCGGCTTTTGAATCACTAGAAAGCTTTGTAGGAAATATTTCTTGGTAACCCTCTGTATTGACTAAGTTTCTAACTTTACGTCCAAAGCCAACGGCTAGTTCTGCGGTGTGTGCGGTCTGGATAATCTTTTTCTCTGGAAACTTTCCTAGAAACCATGCTGGGAACAAGAACGAAGCAAACTCTGACTTAGTGTGCCTAGGTGGCATGTTAATGATTAATCTTTTAAGCTCGCCATTTGCTACACGCTCAAAAGCATCTGCCATGATCTTATGATGTCTGCCAGATATAAACGATGACCACATTTCTCCAACAAATGGCATAAAGTTTTCTTTACACCTTTCAATTTTATCTGCCTTGAGTAATTGTGTGATCTGGTCTATATGCGGAGAATCTTTAGGCAATACATCTAACAGCTTGATGTACTTAGCTACTTCTTCGCGGGTGAGCAGGCTCATGCTTTCGCCTTTCCATACACAACTTCGTTGTTTCTCATAGCTTGGCTATCCTCTTTGCAGAAGCGTCAACTACTTTCATTGATCGTACCATCCTAGGTTGAACACTAAGATATCCTTGCTTTCTTAACTTGTGTACATACTTATGGATATTGCTTTTACTCTTAGTGCCAATAGCGTCTGCAATGTTCTTGTATGAAGGAGCATAACCTTTCATCTGAATGTAAAGGGTTATGAACTCGAATACAACCTTTTGCTTAGGGGTCATCTCGCTACGCTCGTTGATTCACAGCTTTGCTGTTTCTCATTCTGCATCTCTTCGTGCATCGTACCAATACATAGGCGTTCTTTCTCCGACATAAGCTCCTTCGATATTGAAATCAAAAAACTCTTGAGCCTCTTCATAACTCATCTCGTTTGCAAGCTTATCAATTATCTTGTCAGCACTGTATATAACTACAGGTACGTCTGCTCTGAACGTCATGCCAATGATGCAGTCATCATAGCCATCTGCAAACAAAAGCTCTGGGTCTAGTGCTACAAGTTTATTTTTCAAAATATATATACCCCCGGTGTGTACAAAAGAAAAACACATGGGGGGTATTTTACATGGATAGGAGAAAAAGGAGAACAGACGATTGTGATAGGGGGTGGGATGTGTAGATTAGAGTGTAGTGGACTGGGTAGGCTGACGGTCGAAATACGGGGGTGCGGGTACGGTGGGTCGGCAGTATGCCGAATCGTCAACCGGACTGGCTAAGTCTGCCTGAGACTAAGTCTACCTCGCTAGTACATCAGCCATTGATCAACCGGATACGTTTAAACGGTGCGAGTGTTTAAACAGTGATACACCAGTGTCTCATCACCACCTGTTCCTGACCTGTTCTCACGCAGGCAAGCTGCCTCAGTGTTTAAACGATTCGTCATCCAGTAGAGCGAGATGTTGTGACAATTGTTTTTTGAGGTCTTCGGGAGTCTGCTTAATGACAGTACTCTCTACCCTGTCTGTAAACATACCCACTGACTTCCCCAACAACTCCAACGCCTTTAACTTGCCTGACTCCGTCTTGAATTCATTAGCGTGTTCTAGCAGTCGAGCCTTGATGTGAGCCTCTGTCGCTGCCTTACTGGCTAGCACGACTGACTCTTGACGTTCCAACTTGCGTTCTAACAACACCGCTATTTTCGGATTATTCAATAACCTGTTCGCCTCTACCGATATTGTCTGAGGTGTTGAGTTTTCTGCCCCGTATGCTTTCCTGTAAGCATCGCTGTACGTTAAGCCCTTGGACACTGCCTCAACGAAAGCTTGTTGTCTTGCTGTCAGTCCTGAGTGTTTAGGCTTTTCCTTTGTCATGTCTTTGCTGCCCTTGGTGCGGATGGTCTGCTCCCCTTGAACTGCTGCTCGCAAAAGCTCGCTAACCTCTGCGGGGTTTTCCTTGCTAAGTAATTCTTTGTCCATCATCCTGCTCCGGTTATCCATAAACAACCCTTAGTCTACCCCTGTTTAAATACACAGTAAAGTTATCCACAAAGTTATCCACAGACACCACTAAATATCCCTGAGATTATTTATCGAGGTAGGTAAGGGGGTAATGAGGATACCCCCCTTGCGCCGCTCCTAGGGCTGTTTAAACGCCTTACAGAGGCATAACGGTTTTCCTTAGTTGTGGATAACTACCCCTTTTCTGTGGATAACTCTGTTTTTTCTAAGTCTCGCTTAGTACAAAATGCCTGTTTTCGAGCGTTTTCCAAAGGTTAAACAATCCTTACACTACGCATTCCTTAGCCATACAAACGCAAAGCTTTGCTTAGGGTTAAGCCTGAACACCCGATGCTATGCATACCTTAGCCACTACATCATGCTGACCAGTTCTCCCTGACGCATCCAGTGAACCCCCTCAGAGACCGCTTGTTGTATGGATGTAACAACAACGCAAAAGATTTATTCTGAGTTGCGCCTTTCGTTAAACAGTGGTGTAATTCTGTTTCCGCAGTTGCAGTAACAGTCGCTAAGAAATACTTAGTAGTAGCAGGGGTTCTAGGTCAAACATCCAAGACCGCCCTACATGGTTCTGAGCCACCGAGGTCTCAGTAGGACAGAGTAGGGATTGCAACCCTGCAAGAGTCTCAAGTCACCTGCTAAGTGGCGTGTCGAACCCGACCATTCAAGGGTTCAATCAGCCACGGTAAGGCACAAGACGGTCGCAACCACTGACCGCTGAGATTAGTGTGAGAGTTAACCGACAACGCTTTATGAGGGTGTTGTCTGATTACCTTTCCCATAGGAGCAATACCATGCAAACAGAACGCAAAGCGCAGTTAGTACAAGACTGGGGTTTCAAGCACAGCGTAGCCAAAATCTACGTCAGGGATATCTACAAAGATCAGGGCTACCTTGAATACTGGACTGAGGCACAACCTGATCTGATTCAGTTTTTTAAAAACGGCGAGTGGTCAGAGGACTACCCAATCGACTGGTCGCTGTTTAGCTGAGAGTAAACCGACAGGGTTTTATGAGAACCCTTTCTGATTCACTTTCAACCCACTGGAGCAATAAACATGAACCAAAAACGCCGTGACGCAATTGCAAAATTAGCCCTCATCCTTGATGACGTTAAGTCACAAGTTGAGACCCTGCTCGAAGAAGAGCAAGAGTATTACGACAATATGCCTGAGTCGTTTCAGAATGCAGACAAGGGCGAGGCTGCTCAGTCTGCTATCAGCGCATTGGAGTACGCCGTGTCGAACCTTGAAGATACCGTTGGCAACCTTGAAGAGGCATCAGAATGAAACACAACAAGAGCGAGACCATCAGCAAAATCATTCACGCACTGGATGATTTGCAGTGCCTAGTCGAAACACTTCGCAACGAACCATTCAAGAGCGAGGCTGATCAGGCTGCTATCACCGCAATGGAGTCAGCGGTAGACAACCTTGAAACAACCATTACCACTCACT